TTCTCAGGTTGCAAACGAACTCTCTGATAGAATCAGGAGTGGAGAAGCATCTAGTGCAGACATGAGTAACGCCATTAAATTCTTAAGGGATAATGGGATAGAAGGACTTGCTATACAAGATTCCCCTCTTGGACACTTAGTTAATGTGTTACCATTCCCAAACAAAGAAAAACTCAAGAAAGTATCCTCTAGTCCACTAAATTAATACAAAAGGTACCAGAGGTACCCTCAAGTCCTTTCCTTTCGTTACAGAGCGATCTGAGCACTATATAAGGTAATCTAATGTACACACAACAGTCCGAATTGATCCAAGACTTCAGAAACTTCCTCTTTGTGGTGTGGGAACACTTAGGATTACCAGAGCCAACTCCTGTTCAGTATGACATAGCTCAGTACCTACAGGATCATGACGAAAAGAGAATAGTTATAGAGGCATTCCGTGGTGTGGGTAAAAGCTATATCACAAGTGCATACGCATGTCACCAACTCTTGCTAGATCCTGAAGTTAAGATACTTGTGGTCTCTGCTTCCAAGATCAGAGCTGATGACTTCAGTACCTTCACTATGCGTCTAATCACAGAGATGCCCCTGCTGCAACACTTGGTTCCAAAGGGTTCCCAGAGACAAAGCAAGATTAGCTTCGATGTTGGGCCAGCTAAAGCCTCACACAGTCCTTCTGTTAAGTCAGCAGGTATCACAGGTCAATTAGCCGGAAGTCGTGCTGACATAATTATTGCTGATGATGTGGAGATTCCAAATAACTCCATGACTCAGACCATGAGAGACAAGATTAGTGAAGCAGTTAAAGAGTTTGATGCTATCCTGAAACCTGATGGACGAGTGATTTACTTGGGTACACCTCAGACTGAGATGAGCCTATATGAGACACTACCTGAACGTGGGTATAAACCTTTAATCTGGCCCTCAAGAGTACCTAAGTTTCCTGATAAGTATGCAGGTAAACTTGCTCCCTTAGTTATGCAAAAGATTAAAGAAGGTGAAGAAGCGGGTAAACCACTTGACCCACTTAGGTTTGACGACCTAGACCTTACTGAAAGAGAACTCAGCTATGGCAGGTCAGGCTTTGCACTTCAGTTTATGTTGGACACAGCTATGTCTGATGCCGACAGGTACCCTCTTAAACTTGAGGATCTCATTGTTATGGATATTGACAATGATAAGGCTCCAGAGAAGTTGGTGTGGGGAAGATCTAGGGACAAAGTTATTGACATTCCTAACGTGGGTCTGCCCGGTGACTACTTCTATCCTCCTATGCAAATAGTGGGCGACTATATTAACTATACTGGGTCAGTATTAGCTATTGACCCAAGTGGACGAGGGAAAGATGAGACTGCCTTTGCAGTAGTTAAGATGCTTAATGGGATACTCTATGTTATTGACTTCGGTGGTATCACAGGAGGGTACTCAAGTCAAACATTAGAAGCCTTGAGTGTGATAGCTAGGAAATACTTGGTCAATCAAGTGTTAATTGAATCTAACTTTGGTGACGGAATGTTCTCTGAACTTCTGAAACCCACACTCACTAAGGTCTACCCTTGTACAATAGAAGAGGTTCGACACAATATCCAAAAAGAAAAGAGAATAATTGACACATTAGAGCCAGTAATGAACCAACATAGGTTAGTTATTGACCAGAAAGCCCTAGAGAAAGACTACCAATCCGTTCAACACTATCCACCTGAGTTGCAAAGTAGGTACATGCTTGCCCATCAGATGACTAGAGTGACAAAAGAGAAGGGTGCTTTGGCTCATGATGACAGATTAGACGTACTAAGTATGGCTGTTGCATACTGGGTGGAGCAAATGGCTGCTGATGTTGACATAAAAATGTCAGATAGGAAGGAAGAATTGTTGGATATTGAGTTAGAAAAGTTCATGGCAAACGCAATTAACCCACTAAATAAACCAAATGAAACCAATAGTTACCCAATGTGGAACTAATAATGGACATTCTCGGTAGAGATGGGAGTTAATAGTGAGTACACATATAACAAATGGATACCTTTGTGTGTGTAGGTTCCTACTTTAGTACGTGTGTGTACTCACTTTTTATGACATTTGGGTACTTGCGTTCCCCTTAGTGGGTCTCATAAGGAACTTTAGTACGGACATTTTGACAAAAAAATGCGTTACCCTTACGCTATAGGGCCGCGAGCCTTTTACCCCGTGTCAACTTTTTTTTCCCGCTTTGCAACAAATGTTTCCAAAAGTTTTACATATCACTATGTGCACATGTGTTGATGTGTTGTAAACAAATGTCAACAAATGTTTCATGTGTTAGCAGGAACATAAGTCAACATGTGTTTCATTTGTTGCCACATGCAAGTTCTGTTCCATTTGTTGCAGTATATCTATTTTTTTATTTTCATTTATTTTCAACAAATGTAAAAAAAAGCTTGACAATATATTGAAAAACATGGTACACTAGTTAAACAATAACAATTCAGTTATTGTCTTGTAAATTAGTCAACAAAAAGCTTGACAGTTTATTTAGTTATGATATAATAATATTAATTTAAATAACGGAAGGAAATTATGTCAGTTGAACTATTAGAAGAAGAAGAAGTAATGCAAGACGATTATTACGATGCACACGATATACGAAACAGGTGCAATCAATCTGTTCAACATAGATTGTTTCCTATTCAATCGAATTGGAAGTTAGAAGACAGTGAACAGTTTAAGTTTTTTATTGAAAATAACGAATAAAAAGCTTGACAGTTTATTTAGTTATGCTATAATAAATTAACATTAAATAAAAGTTCTTTGAAAATTAAATCAGATTTGCAACCTTTGGAAAGCTTATAAACTTTTTGAAAGGCACAAAATGGCAACATTCAATATACAAGACATGGATACAAATCCTAACAGAAACATGCGTCAATTATTACATTCTGTTAGAAATGGAATTAAACATCTAATTGACGATGAACAGGATGGTGGACATTTTACAGGAAGAACTACTAGAATAATGCTAGAACAGTTCTATAAAGATTTGAATGAATTGAATGATAAAAGGAAAGATGCTCGTACATGGTAAAAACTAATTAAACTTGAGCTTTCCAAAGGTTGCAAATCTAATAATTACTAAAAGGAAACACAATGGAAATCATCTTAATTGATGGTGTCCGCTATCGTGTAGCAGAACTTCCTGAGACATCTTCATACGTGAAGACATCTTCAGTATGGAATGCTAGTAAAACACGTGTACGACCTTGTAATAATGTCAAGGTCTTAGTGGGACACTTGCAGAGAAAACAGATATTAAGTTCTGTACCTTATGGTGTAGAGCCTTATCCAAGAAATTACTGATCTTTGACAACTGAATAAATAGGTGAACTATTACTTGTGGAATGAAGTATTGATTTGTCTAGATCAAGGCAAATAAACTTCGCATGTACACAAGTGGAATAGTGGGAACCGCCAAGATGGCATAACTAGTAAGTCCAAAGGCTTGGCAGGTTAGGGAACCAACTTAAGCTGGACACGCTTTTCTAGGTTATGTGTGTCTGGTTCTTTGAAAAACCTAGTAATGTCAACTAGTAATGGAGCTGAACTATGAAGTTCATTCAAACTGTTACTGGTCTTCATGAACAACCTTTGCACAACCGAAACTTACAAGTAGGATCGTGGATTCGTACAGGTAAGAGTGGTAAAGAGACTGCAAAAGGTGTAATCATGGGAACCATTCTAGGCAAGCCTGTATTTGTACAGGATTTTGGGGAGCCTAGACCCATTTTCATGCAACGTATGCATGATACACGTAAACTGGTGAAACTGGCAAACTCTTTATTTGAGAATGCCGTAATTGTGGATTAAGATGAGTCCTAAAAGACAAAGGAAGTTTGTGAAGTTTTCCAAATATATCAAAGGAAAGCTACACAATGGGGTGTTCTGTTCATGCCGTCAATGTAATGTCGGAGATCAGAGCAAATATTATCAACGCTACAAGATAGGAAGGACACAATAATGTATGACACGCACAATCCTATGGTGCGTAGACATGCTCAAGCCAATGCCAAGAATCTGGAACAAGTGATTGCATTTGTATTCGCAAGTATCCGAGTACAGACAAGTATGTTACCACGTATGATGAAAGAGTTTCGTAAGCGTGGTGTCAAATCGTCTTGGATTTGGGGCAACAAGAGAA